AACGTAATGGAATCTCGTATCGCACCGCCAGGGACATCGACATCCCTGAACTCACCAGGCATGAGAGGCGAGTCATCCCCTTTAATCCTGAGACCGCGAGCTTTAAGACCAGCAGGAAGATTCGATAACGTACCAGCATCAATAAGCTGACGAAGTATGGACGTTGCCGATTTAGCCAACCCACCAATAAGATGAATAAGTCCTGTACCATAAAACCCAAGGCTAGGAAGATATCTATAATGAACAAAATGCTGTCGCTTAGTTTTCTTTTCATCGCTTTCATACCAATTCTTTCTTATTGATAATATTGTTCTAGATGACTTGTCTATTGTAACTATAAATGGTCTTGCTAGACCATCTTTATCCTCAAATGGTTCTGGCATATCCAGATCAACATGCATCTCTAGTATAGTGTATCTGTCGTCTTCATCATAGACAGCCTCACTGCCATCCATCTCATCATACTTCTCTTGTATGTCTGATTCATCTCTTGTTGGTTCTGGTAGTTCTACATCTCTGTAAAATCCGTTGACCTGTAGTTCTCTTACTTGGTTTTCTGTTTTTTTCATAACATGCGTGTATCTTGAGCAAGACATCAAATCTGACGCTCCGTATGATACCACAAAGTCTTCAGCAGGAACGAACATAGAGCATGGTCTTTCCATTATGGGATCGTAGTACACCTTCTTGAAAGCAGAGCCTGCCAAAGGCAATCTAAACAACATTTGCTCCATCTCATCACGATACTCTGTCATTTCCTCTGTAAGCATGTAATTCATCTCATGCTCTACACGCTTTGACTGTTCGTTCTTTTCTTTTGTTTGCTTTCCTACAACCTTTGTTCTGACAGGTCCTGCTGCTGGAAATATCTCGCCCATAGCCTGTGCTTGGAACCTAACGATAGCTTCTGAGAGCAAAGGATGGAAAACTCCTGACGCTCCCTCCCAAGGTTGTGTTCTCTCCTCAATCTTCATGCCAAGAAGATCAAGACCTTTTACATAAGACCTTGACCATTCTTTTCTTGATGTCCTATCTGCTTCAAAATCGCTTACCAGATCGGATGCCATCTCTTCGAGATCACTGTCCTCTATAAACTCTGCTAGGTTTGAATTGTGATCAGGTCCTACAAGTTCTTCTGTAGCACTTCCCTCAAAGTCTATAACCATCCCCCCATCATCTGTACCAATAGCCACAGCATCTGGATTGACTATCTCAACTTTGAGTTCTGACTCTTCAGGGTTTCCCCCTTCTTCTACCTCAAAGGGTTCTAAGTTTTTATCTACTGCCATTATCTAATAGAGAAAGTTGTGCCTCTAGTGGCTAGACCTCCGCCTCTCATCTTCATGGTCTTACCGCCCTTCTTCATGCCCTTCTTCTTCATAGCACCTCCTACAGCGTAGCCCTTTTTCTTCATGGCACCACCCATAGCCATCATCTTCTTTTTCATCATACCGCCACCCTTGGCAGTCATCTTCTTTTTCATTTTGCCACCTGCTGCGTAGCCTTTCTTTTTCATCTTTCCGCCACCTGCGTAACCTTTTTTCTTCATCATGCCACCTCCAGCTTTCTTTTTAAATTTTTCGGCTTCTTTTTTAGTCACCTTTTTAGGAGCATACTTATTGGCATACTCTCTCAAAGACAACCCTGTTCTATCCAAGTCAGCTTTAGTTACAGCTAATTTTTTAACACCATTCTTGTCGAAAAAATATAGCTGACCTGCTTTTTTTGCTGCTGCTATGCTTCTTGGCTTTCCTGCTAATGGGTCTTTTTTAGTTTTCTTAGCTGCCTGATTATTAGATAAAGCCTGTCTTTGAGCCTCACTAAGACCAGCACTTCTTGCTGCTGTTCCTACAGTTAAACCCTTTGGTTCTTTTGCTTTGGTTGGCTTGTCTTCTTTTCTTATTTTTGATCCTGGGGATGGCTTCGAATCACCTTGAAGTCTTTTACTGAGACCTGTTTGTTTTGGAAGTGGTCTAGATTCTTTTCTTACTTTAGAGCCTACACTAGTTTTTGTTTCACCTTCTTTAGGAGCAAAAGGCGCACGATCTTTTGTTTTATTTATTTCTTTTGCTCTTTCTCTACTCTCTTTGAGTTTTTTTGCTCTTTCGGATGTTCCTGCCATAATGACCTCTAGTTTTGTTTAGGTTAATACTATGTTACTATTTGAGTCTATTATTTTTTTTCTTATACTTTTTCTTCTTAGGTTTTACAAACTTCTTCTTACCTCTAACCAGTTGTGATTTCATACTGGCTCTAGAGATTGTCATCGTACTTTAAATCCTGACAAACTCGCTGAACCTGATCTAGCTAAACCACCACCACGCATTTTAGTCATTCTTTTTTTCATTTCTTCTGCTTTTCTACCAACAAATCCTTGTCTTTTCTTTGGTAGGGTTTTTCTTGATTTGTTTTTATCTGCTATTGGAGACAATCCAAAAGCTCTGCTTTTGTAAGCGTCCTTTCCGTATTTCTTAGCCAAGTCTTGATCGATATCAAATTTCTTTTGCATTTTAGACGTAAGTTCTGCCATCTCTTTTCTAAACTGAGCTGAACCTGCTGTTCCACGACCAGTAAACTTCTTCCTAAGTCTTAGCCTTTCATCCATAAGATCGGATTGTAAATTAGCTCTACTTCTTTCTCTAGCTTGTACCTCTCTACTCATTTTAGGTGGCTTGGCTTTTGGCTTAAGTCCAGCTTTTTTAGGTTTTTTAATAATCCTATCTACAGGACCGCCTACTTTTTTACCCTCTATTCCACCAAGTTTTTTTGTAAATCCTACGATTGAACCTGATATTGTTTTAGGCATTTTGCCAGTTTTTAGGAACTCATTTCTCTTTTTTGTTACACCTGCTTTTGTGCCAAAACCAAAGTTTTTCATCTTCAGTCTGCTATCTATCCTGCCTATAGCCTTATCTCTTTGTTTAGAAAGTTTTGCTTTTTTTATAGGGTCATCCATTCCAGATATTCTTTTATCTAGCTCTTTTACTTTTTTTCTGATGACATTTAAGCCTATCATTCTTTTCTTATAAAGTTCTTCTGCCATTAGTAATACTCCACTGGTCTTCTGTATTTTGGTTCGTCATCCCAATCATCTTTTTCTGCTCTGACCCAACCCCCTTGACGAAATCTTAGAAGGGCTTGTGTCGTACTATCTACAAGGTCGTCATGTTCACCTGTGGGAAACGAGGCACATTCTTCAATAACCTCATCTGCCCATCTTGATGGATAGTACCATATACTGCCACTAGAAAACAAGTCTGTAACTGCGTTGACCCTTGCTATTTTATCGTTGCCCCTAGTGGGCGTGAAGTCTGTAACAGGTATTCCCATCTGCCGAAGTTCAAATACCAAAGGCGCACCCGATGCTTTTGCTTCTACAATCATCTGATCTGGCTCAAACTCCCAGTATTTATCGTATGCAGCCCGTTTTAACTCTGGAAACTCTAGTTTTTCCTTAAATGCATCCAAAAGAATCAGGTGAGGACGGCTTTGATCCACATCTTGGTGGTGATAGAAAACGCCCCATGTGGTACAGGCACTATAATCGCTTCTCTGTGTCTTTAAAAATGCTGTATCCCAAGATTGTATGATGCATTCACAGGGTGGTGGGTCTGATTCGGTCCATTCGTTCCACCATTCACGCTTAATTAACGCTCCTTCTTCTGATGTAGGGTCTTGTTGGTACTGTGCGTTCCATTTTGCGACAGGAAGTTCAGCTTTTAGGCTCTCTAATTCCTCTAATGCCCAAAATTCACCCCATAAAGGGTTACCAGAGGGCATAATTGCAGGTAATTGTATCAGTTCCCAGTCGTCTGCACCCTCTCTTTCTTGCATAACCTTCAATAATTGACCTGTAAGGTCTCTTTTCGACCATCTGGTCATCACAAGTATGATCGCTCCTCCAGGCTGTAGACGCTGCCTTGGACCTGATGTGTACCATTCGTATACTTTGTCGTATACATCGGGGTTGTACTGCCCTAATTGAGCCTCCTGTTCTGAATGTGGGTCATCTATTATGAGAATATCCGCACCTTTACCTGTTACAGCACCACCAACACCAATAGCAAAGTAGTCACCACGCTTGTTTGTGTTCCATCTACCTGCTGCTTTACTGTCTGTTGAGAGTTCTATGCCCTTAAAAATCTTTTGATAGTCTTCTGACTGTATAAGGTTACGCACCTTTCTACCAAAACCCACTGCCAACTCTGCGGTGTGGGCTGTTTGGATTACCTTTTTATCTGGATACTGCCCCAAGAACCATGCAGGAAACAAAAACGATGCAAATTCTGACTTTGTATGACGGGGTGGCATATTTATTATCAATCTTTTTAGCTCGCCACGAGCAACTTTTTCAAAGGCTTCTGCCATGATCTCATTC